GATACCGGCATGTTTGAAGCGTCCATGCGTGCCTGGGTAAGCGGGGTGCTGAATGCCTTCCCTCAGTGAAATGGCTTACGCAAAAGATGAGCTTAATGCTTCTCTTGTACAGGGGCAGAATGATTTCAACCATCCGGCTGTAACGTTCACAAAATACCTTCGCAAGGTGCTGCCGCTGGACGGATTCGTGTTCTGGGTGAAAGCGTCGATTATTGCTGGTGAACCCGATCCCGGTCCGGACACAAAAACCGTTAAAGGCTATTTGCACCTGACGACGGAAAGCATCCAGGACGAGGAGCAGTTGTACGATAAAAACGTTGTGACGTTCACCGCTCAGTCAGACATCGATCCCTTTAACGATATTGGCGGTGAGGTGCTTTATATCGGTGAGTTTTACGGCATTCGTTTTGCGTTCTCCCGTCGCTCCGGACTGAATGAACCCGCCAATATCTACCACTACACCGGGAACGCGATATATCCCCACATGCTCTCTCAAATCATCAGCTCGCCTGACGATATTGATTTGGCTGATGTGGTGGTGTCCAGTTCGTTGCCCGTCTGGCTTTCCCTGAGTCAGTACATGCCGATGTACCCCGCGATGTTGTCAGTGCAGAACCTTGCACCACCGTATGCCACGGTAAAGTGCAGCGAGCCGGTGCCAGTGGCCGGGGCGTTTTATCTCGATGACAAGCAGAACCAGTACCAGCTGGTGTCCGAGGACGTCACTGTCTCGGTGACCGGATTGCGAAACGCGGCCATTGAGGACTTTTTGCGGTATATCCATGATTACACCCTCAGCGATCGGGCTGAAATGGGCGTGATGAATATCCCCGTTGTGCAGGATGAACGTGTGACGCAGAACGAGCTGAACATCATCGCGATGCGCAAAAAAATCAAATTCAAAGTCAATTACTACCAGCAGCGGATGCGCAATATCTCCCGCCAGCTGATCACGTCTGCGATCCCGTCCATTTACGTGGAGAAATAGCTAAATGGCAATTGTTAACATTAATGTTTCGGTGACCAACCCACCGAAGCCGTCAAATCTGCTGAAGTCTGGCGCGCTGGTCTCGACCGGCGGTACCACACTGACGCCGGGCACTTTCCAGCTACTGACGTCTAAAGACGACCTGAAAAACATCATCACGCAACCGAACACCATTACTGCGCTCGCGTGGGCGTCCGGCACGGTCACGGCCACAACGGGTGATCCCCATGGCTGGGAGACGGGCGAGACGGTGCCGGTGATTGTATCAGGCGCAGCACCGGCGGCGTATAACGGCGCATTCACCGTGACCGTGACCAGCGCGACGGAGTTCACCTGGCCGTTAAGCGGTGATCCGGGTACGGCGACGGCCATGGGGACGGTTCTGGCTGTCGCTGCCGGTGAAGTCCAGCAGATGAATACCACCTACTGGGCGCAGGGTAGCAGCCGTGCCGTGTATGTGCTGGAACTGGGAGATATCAGCGTGGCGTCAGCGGTCGCAGCGCTGGGTGCTTTTATTGATGAAGACGTCGCGCTCGGCAACACTTATCAGAAGTTTTTCTCCTACCTCACCCCGCGCGAGTGGGATGCGGAACCCACGTTCAAAATGCTGGCGAATAATTACACCTCGCCCGGTGCGCTAGTGAAATTCTTTGTGACCACCACCATCTCGACCTACGGTGATTGGGTGTCCGGGCAGTACCCGAACGTATTCGCGGGTGTTGAATCGCCAGCCATCGGCGATACAGAGTTCTCTATGGCAGCGCCGTTCCAGTCCTCACTGGTCAATGATCCAGGCTCTTCCAATATGGTCCCGCCGATGGCGTGGCGGTTTATGTACGGTGTGACGGAATACCCGCCAGCAGGAAACGGCACGCTGCTGAAGACCCTGCAGGACAGCAACATCAACTATATCGGCTCGGCAGCAGAGGGTGGACTCAGCAATAAAATGCTGGTGGCCGGCCACATGCTGGACGGGATGCCGTTCAACTACTGGTACTCGGTCGCATGGTGCGCCATCAACCTCGAACTGGATCTGGCGAACGAGGTGATTAACGGCTCCAACACCACGGTCAACCCGCTGTATTACGAGCAGACAGGGATTAATCGCCTGCAACGCCGGGCACTGAAAACGCTGCGTTCAGGTATCAGCTTTGGCTTAATTCTGGGGCAGGTTATCGATACGCAGCTGGCTCAGGACGATTTCAACGAGCAGTACGAGAAAGGGGCTTATGCGGGCAATGCGGTTATCAACGCGGTGCCATTCGCCAACTACACCAGCCTGAACGAGTCCGATTATGCCGAGGGCAAATACGGCGGCCTGAGCGCCGTTGTCACGCCGAAACGCGGTTTTGAATCCATCACCTTCAATCTCAACGTATCCAACTTCGCAGGGGCGTAATCCATGCCAAATCCATTAGTAGCGCAGGGCTTTCTGAATCGCGTCAGGGGGGCGGTGACCATTACCGATTCTCCCGATCTCAACGTAACCGCATCATTTCTGGGTAAAGACGCGATCAGCATGCGCCCCGATACCGGGGCAACGGACATCATCCCGACGCTGACGGGCACGATAGGCAGTATGGCCCCGTACCAGCAGGTCACGCTGACGGTTCACCTGCTCAAAACGCAGGGCCTCTCCACCAGTTACCAGAAGCGTTTCGCCACCAACACCGCGCTGGGGGAAGTGGTGGTGACGCCGGATGCCACGACCTTCGGCAGTTACACCATTCTCAACTGCTTCCTGGTCAACTTTAACGAGATCCAGATGAACGGCATGGATGCGGGTTACGTGGTAACCCTCTCCGGCTATCTGACCGTCAACGATACAATGTGGGATTAATGACTGTGAAAATTGATAAAAAACTGAATCTGGTCAGCACCATAACCCGCGACGACGATTCTCTGGTGTACCTGCACGTTGTGCCATTCCCGTATGAAGTCGTGGAGCAGAACTGCGTCATGCTGGGGAACCTGTTCAACAATTTCTTCTCCATGGTGGGCTACCTCGGCGCGCCGCGTGTCGCCGCCATGATGCTGCGTAACGCCATCAAGTCACGGCAGGATGCCGGAAAACTTGAAGCAGGCATGCCAACGTTGGTGGATGACATCCAGCGTCTGACGACGGTTATCTGGAAGGATAACGGTATCTGGAAGCCGATCTCTCTGGATGCGGCCTTTCGGCAGGAGATCCTCACGGAGGAGGAATATCGGGATGTGGAAGGGGAAATCGTCTTTTTTATGGTGAGCTCTGCCATTCAGAAAGCGGAGCTGATGGCGGCGACGGTGGGGAAACCGCTCGACACCTACAGTGGACAGCTCGTCTCATTGAGCGCTACGGCGTACCGCGATTCTTTACCGACGTCGAAAACGGATACCCGTACCCCAGCCCCGGAAGCTCAGCCGGGACTGTCACACATACCCTCCTGACCTGGGCGTCTGGCGAGGGATTTCATGAACTCTGCCGGGCGCTGGATATTGGCGATTATAAAAGCCCTCTCCATTTTCGGCAGCGGTTCATCCTCGAAGAAATAAGGAAAAAGGGGTATTTCAATGGTGGCTAAATCCGTTGTTGAAATCGATGTCCAGGACGAGAAGTTCCAGAACTTCCTGGAAAAATTCACTGAATTTCAAAAGGCGATGACTGAAATCCCGGCATCCTGGCAGAATATGGCCGGGGGCGCATCAGCGGTTGCACAGCAAACGGGGAAAGCCTCTCAGGCCACATCAGAGATAGCTGACAATACCGCCGATGCAGCGGAAGCCACGAACGAACTGGCAGAGAACACCAGCAAAGCGGCGAAGGCTGAAGCGGCACTCGGCAGGGAACGGGATGCGTCTGGCCGGTTCCTCAGCGCGTCTTCAGACTGCGCGGGCGAGGTGGTGGAGAACACCACCAAATCCGCTAAAGCCGCTGAGAGGTTCAATAAAGAAACCGATAAAGCCAACAAAAACCTCGATAAAGCCAACAAGGACGCGAAGTCGTTCGCCGGGCATATCAAAGAGGCAACCAGTGGCCTGTTGTCGTGGGGAGGCGTGCTGGGGCTGTTCTCCGGTCTTGCCGGTGCCGGTGGTCTGTGGGGACTCAGTCATCTGGCCGGGGATGCGGGAGCGCAGCGCTTCACAGCGATGGGACTCGGGACCACGACGGGCGGTCTGAACGCCAGTGCTATCAACTACCAAAAAGCGCTGGGAAACCCCACGGGCACTCTCGGTGCTATTCGTGACGCACAGCTGGACCTGAGCAAGCGGTGGCAGTTTCAGGCCATGGGGATCAGCAATCCTGACCAGGACCCGGCGAAATTGCTTCCACAGATGATTAAAGCGGCACGCAGCATCTTTACGCAAAACGGCAGCACACAGCAGGGGGCAGAGGCTTACGGGCTGACCAACTACTTCACCCTGGATGACCTGAACCGCTTCAAAAAGCTGAGCGATGCCGAAATCGACGCCATGACGCAGCAGGCAGACAAAGATGCGCAGAAGCTGCAACTGACAGACCAGCAGCTGAAGCAATGGCAGGATTTTGATATTCAGCTCGACCGAAGCAAAACCAGCATCGAGAATGCGTTTATCAAAGGGCTGGGGCCGTTAACGCCGTCACTCGAAAAACTGTCAGATTCCGTTTCTGAAGCTATCCAGTCATTCCTTGAATCGCCGGAGGCCGGGGCGCTGATCGCCGAATTGTCAAAAGAGGTGAAAGCGTTCTCCGACTATATTTCTTCCGGCGCGATGCGCAAAGACTTCGACGATTTTATGGCCCACATTCGGGATATGGGCGTCACGGTCGACAACGTTGTGAAGTTCCTGAAGGGGGACACTATCACCGGCTGGATTAACACTGTTGCCGACAGAGGCAACAGTGCCGCTGAATTCGTCGAGAAAAAAACAGGGTGGGATCCGCGTTCTGTCGGTGGCACGGTAAAAAAAGACCTTGCTGACTGGAATAAATATGACGCAGATTTCGATGAAGCCGCGAAGAAATACGACGTTGACCCGAGGATGCTGAAAGTTATTTCTCACATAGAAGATAGCTCCGGCGATCCCACTATTGTCAACCCTAAATCGGGCGCAACCGGGGTGATGCAGGTTATGCCGAAAAACTTTCTGCCAGGCGAAAACCCCATGGATCCACACGATAACATTATGGCCGGTGCCCGTGTCTGGAGAGATGCTATGCGGTGGGCCGACAAGCATGGCGGTGATATGGATGAGGCGCTTCGCTATTACAACAATGGGACCAGAAGGGGAAAACCGGAGAACATTGCATATCCCGGCAGGGCGCGTGAGCAGTACAAAAAACACTACGGCACCGACATGCCGGGGAGTTATCAGAACAACCTGATGTCTCCGCCTGCAGATCCGGGTTCGAAAGTGACCAACCAGCTACTGCAAAAGCTCGTTGATGACGGTCAACATCGGGGCAGTGTGGTGATGATCCATAATAACACCGGTGGTAATGCAGTCGTCACCAGTTCGCAACTCGGAGGGTTTGGTTAATGGCATTTACCCGCGAGCTCTACAAACTCGGTTTTGAAATATCCCCGGTGATCCTCTGCGGTGGTATTGCTCAGGGCATTCCCGGCGGGATGTTGCCGATTGTGGCTATCACGCAAAGTGCGAGCTTCGTGACCGGACTGCTGGAAGGCGCCATCAGCCTGACCGACCTGGATAAGTATTTCTGCCACTGGAAGGTGGCTCCGGGCGGGACCCTGGTTGACTACGATATTGGGCGTTATCCGTTTGCTAACCAGACGGTCGCGGCGAATGCCCTGCTGCAACAACCTTTACGTATTCCGATGCTGATGGACGCGCCGGTGAATGACAACACTGGCACGATGACAAAACTGGTCACGCTCACCGCTTTACAGGCTGCTTTGCAGGCGCACGCCAATCTGGGGGGAACCTATATCGTGGCCACACCTGGTCTCCTTTACAGCAGCTGCATTCTGAAAACGGTCCGCGATGTCACCGGGTCGGGCGATCCGACACCGCAGCGCCAGTGGCTGTGGGATTTTGAAAAGCCTCTTATCACCGAGGCCAGCGCGGAGGGCGCGCAAAATAGCTATCTCAGTAAGATTGATAGCGGGGATAAAACGACGGACCCAGCATGGACAAACACCATTGCAGCGCTGGGCAACACCGATCTCGGCAGTAGTCTTTCAGGGGTATTCACGGGCCTCATCGGGAAATCGACACTATGAGTACAGCACTTTACCCTTTCTCCGGAAACGAGCAGAAAAGCACGGTATTTACCCCGGTGCTCGACGGCATGGTGTACCACTGCCAGATGAAATGGAACCTCGCCGCGCAGCGCTGGTATCTCGATGTGTCGGATAACTCAGGAAACCGGGTATTAACCATTCCGGCGGTAGCCTCTCCGGTCGGGTACGATATTAACCTGCTGGTGGGGGCGTTCCAGAATACGACGATGGTGTGGCGCTATGCCACGAGTCAGATAGAGGTCACCACCTGATGCGCTATTACGATATTCAGGTTTTTTATCCCCCGTCTTACCCTCCCGCTCCCGGCGACGACCAGCGAAGAATATACAGGCGCTATACCAGCCTCACCAACGGCGTATTCAATCCCGGCTGCCTGATGGTTGAATTTGATATTCAGCGATTCGGTGAGTCCACGCCTAAGGGCGAAAGCCGCATTTCGATATGGGGGATCAGCCCGCAGGAAATGCAGCAGGCCCGGCAAAATATGTTTGGCATGTCTGTCGAGGTGTACGCCGGTATGTCACCGGGTCTTCCGCTGGCGACGCTCGGAAATAACGGGCTCGTGATGAGGGGCGTTATCTGGCAGGTGGTGGGGAACTGGCAGGGAACGGAACTGCGTATGGACCTTATTGTGACTGCTGGCCCCGTTTCCGTCACGGACCCGGCTCCACTGGCTCCGGTGAATCTAACGCTGCCGTGGACGAAAGGTCGCAGATTATCGGATGCGTTGTTTGATTGTTTTCGCACGTTGGGCGGCGGCTATAATTTTTCGATAAGCGTGAGCGATTTGCTGGTCAATAACCATGATGACCATTTGTACTGTGGTCAGTTGTCCGAGCTGGCGGGGTATATCAATCTGTGGAGTAAAAACCTCATCAGGGATGACTACTATTCCGGCGTTGAAATTACGATGGCCAACGGAAACGAAATCCGGGTTTTCGATAATGATTTTGACAACCATTCGGACAATGCCGCACAGGCGCGGCGGGCCAGCCCGAAAAAACTGCTGTTTACCGATCTGGTCGGTCAACCGACATGGGTGAAGTACGGCACGGTCTCGGTGGTCTGTGTTATGCGTGCGGATATTCAGGTGGGCGATTATATTCTGATGCCTGAAAATTCAAGCCCGATGGTGCAGGCATCCTCCTATTCCCAGTTTCGCAATGATTCCGCTTTCACGGGGCTATTCCTGGTGTCTTCTGTACGCCTGCTGGGTAACAGCAGGCATCCCGACGGCAACAGTTGGGTCACCGTACTGGAGGCCCATCCGGATACGGAGAAACCTAAGCAATGAGTATTGACAAGAAAATAAATTTTGGCGGCAACATGCACAGTTTTGCCGCACAAAAAATTTCCAGTGCGATGCAGATGGCTGGGAAGGTGCTACCGGCGTCAGTGGTAAAGCGCGACGGGAATATGATCACCGTATCGTTTCTGTTGAGCGATATTCCGTACACGCTGCCACAGATAACCCTCCCGCTGTTTGGCCCCGAGTATATCCGCTACCCCATGCAACCCGGCGATAAGGGGATTGTTATCCCCGCAGACACCTATCTCGGTGGCGTCAGTGGCCTCGGGGGCGGCATTGCCTCTCTTACGTCACCGGCGAACCTCAGCGCGTTGTCGTTCCTGCCGCTGAGTAACACCGAGTGGGAGGCGGCCGATGACCAGGTGCTGACGATGTACGGTCCAGAGGGTGTCACCCTGCGCGATGCAGGAAGCAGCACCACGTTTCTGCTGACGCCGAAGAGCATCACTATCGTCACGCCGGAGCAGTTTCAGGTGACGGTCGGCGGTACGGTGCTGACGCTCACCGCAAGCGGCTGGTCACTGACGGGCCAGAGCGGATCGTTGCAGGACGGAACGGCGCTCACCAGCCCGCACATCATGCATGAGGGCTGGCAGCAACTGGTGACCTGGCTCAATGCGCATCAGCACAGCAACGGCCACGACGGAAATAATACCGGTGGTCCCACGAGCCAATTTGACGGGAGTATCACTGAATGAGGACATACGGACGGGATCAAGACGGAAAATGGACGACTGTGACCACGGACGCTAATGGGTTCAACGATTCGGTCTGGCTCACGACGCTGGTCCAGAATCTTAAGCTTGCCCCGCAGGAGTCGCCTTTTTTTGCCAATAACGGCATTCCGGCCAATGGCTCGGTGATACAGCAGATTTTACCCACCTTCTACGTGAACCGGATGCAGCAGCAGTTCAGCGGTTATTTTTCCTCTCTCCAACTGACCCTGACGGAAATTGACCCGCCGGTTTACACCATTTCAGCGATCACTAATTCAGGTTCAAAAATTGTAGGGCAGGTGTATGTATGAGCGATTTACCCGTTAGCTATGACATTGCAGGGCCGGTACCGAAAACGACGGCTGAACTCAGGCAGCTGGTGGTGGATACTGCGGTCTCGCTTGCGCCGGGCATCACCACGGATTTGCCCGGGTCTCTGATTGAGGATATGACGAGTACCAGCGTCGGCGCACTGGTCGTGTGTGACCAGGCAAGGGTTGATCTGATTAATTCGTGCAGCCCTTATGCCGCAAATCTTCATCTGCTGGCGCAGCTGGGAGCCATCTATGGCATACCGCGCGGGCAAGGCTCTAATACCTCAGTGTATGTCGTGTTCACGGGGCCGCCGGGTTTCCCCATTCCTAAGGGCTTTACGGTCGGGGATAACAGCTATCTCTATACCGTACAGCGGGACACGATGATCCCCGAGAATGGCCGGACAGCGCCGGTCTATTGTCTCGCGTCTGCGGAGGGGGCGTGGGCGGTGCCTGCGGGCTCGGTCAATCAAATCAAAACCTCGGTACCGGATCCGTACAACCTGACCTGCACAAACCTCACCGCCGGGTTGCCGGGTGCCGCTGAACAGGATTACACGTCATACCGGGCGCAGGTCCTACAGGCGGGCATGTTCGGCGTGCAGGGGACCCCTGATTGTTACCGGGCTTCCCTGCAGGAGGTGAGTGGTGTTCAGGCGAGTCTGATCTCCTACCGGCAGGCCACGCTGGGCAGTTGGGTCGCGGTGGTCGGGGGCGGCGATCCGTATGAGGTAGCGTTTGCCATTTACCAGTCCGTGCCGGATATCTCTGTGCTGACTAATGACGTCTCCAATCCCTCTGGCGCACCGGTGGACAAGAGAACGGTATCGATTACGGTTTATCCCGATATTTACCCGATCCCGTTTGTCGTCCCGTCGTCACAGAATGTGGTGGCGATAATCACCTGGGACACGAAGTCACTGACCTACGTTGATCCGGATGGTATAGCCAATGCGGTGCAACAAAACATCGTGGATTACATCAATGCGGTCGCCGTTGGTCAGCCCATCAACCTCTTTGAGATGCAGAATATTTTCCTGAAATCCGTGGCCGGTCTTGTCTCTGAGACGCTGGTCTCGATGATTGATATCAGGATCGGCATTAACGGCACCATCAAGCCACCCGATCCGAATACCAGCCTGGTCTATGGCGATACCTACGCTTATTTCTCAACGTCAGCCGCACAAATTCAGGTTAAGCAATATGACAGCGCTCCTTGAAAACATTATTCCTGCTTACCCTTACACCCAGTACAACGACGACCCCAATATCGCCGCGCTGTTTGACGCTTACAACCAGCTGGCACAGGGGGGCCTGGACTATCTGAATGCGCTTGACCTGCCGTGCTGGACGTCGCCTGAGGTCATCGGCAATTTGCTGGACTGGGTGGCGCTGGGCCTTTACGGCGAAGAGCGGCCCTTGCTGCAAATATCCGAAGAGGCGATCGCGCGGGGGGCGTATAACACCATTGAGTACAACGCCATCCCCTATGCCGGAATGAAGAACTATGTCCCTGGCTCCGCGTCGACTGTTCCTGACGATTATTTTAAGCGGATCCTGACCTGGAATTTCTACAAAGGTGACGGCTCGCACTTCTGCATCAACTGGCTCAAGCGTCGGCTGGCGCGATTTATACAGGGTGCCAATGGTACCGACCCGCAACTGCAGAACACATTCGACATCAGCGTGACGCCCGACAAGGGCGTTTTTCATATCACCCTTCCGGACTATGGCGATGGTGTCGGCTATTTCCTCCAGGATGCGATAGCCCAACGGCTGGTCAAAATCCCCTTTATCTACACCTACACAGTGACGGTGGTTGAACCATGATTACAGGATTTGGAAACAATGTAGTGTCGTCTCTTGCGTCCGATATTACCGCGAGCCAGACGACCCTCCTCGTGATGCCGGGCGCCGGGGCGCTGTTTGCCGGTCTGCTGAGCTACGATTTTGAAAATCCGTCAAACACGCTCAGAACCTATGCCAAGCTCACGCTGACGGACTCGAAAGAGACGTCGTTTGAAGTGTGCCATCTTATTTCTGTCAGTGACGACGTGTTAACGGTGATCCGCGGGCAGGAGGGGACGACGGCAAAGGGCTGGTCGCTGAACGACGTGGTGGCCAACTTCGCCACCCGCGGCTCTGAGAACCAGTTTGTGCAGATTGACCATGTGCAGAGCGGTTTCTACTGCGCGGGCGTGGCTGACGGCTCGGCAAACGCCCTGATGCTGCATCTGCCCTCATCGTTCTTTGTGAACGGCTCGACGGACTGGATGCTCAGAACGCCCGTTATCGTCTATCCGACACAAAACAACACCGGGGCGGCCACGCTGCAGCTTGTTTTAGGTGGTGTGTCGGTTGGAACATTCCCCCTCTACAAAGGCAATAAGGGCGAGCTGGTGGCCGGGGACATCCTCAAAGATGTTGGGCTGGTCTGCCTGCTGGATGCCAGCCGGACATACTTCAACGTGTCAAACCCCGGGGCCATTTACGCCGGTCTGGGGACAGCAGCGTACCGGGACGTAGGGACCGCGCCGGGAGACGTTATGGAGGTCGGGGCGTTTGGTTTGGGGGGAACGGCCCCTAATCTGGATGCGGGGATCACGTTGCTGGCCGACCCTTCAATCATCGGCTTTGATGCCACCTGGACCGTTACCACGGGCTATACGGACGGACCCGCCGGTCATTCAACGATAACGGGGATTTTGCGTAACATCCGCCGGTATTATGACGCCGGCTGTACGCTGGTCCAGTACCTTTATATGACAGGCGGCCATGTTTATATCCGCACGGCGAACCTGTCCACGGGAAGCATCGTCTGGGATGGCGTGACCATTTCAGGGGATGTCAATGGCTGGCGTCGGGTCTTTGACTCCGCCAACCTGCCGACAGCGCTCGAGTTGAGTGCGATGCCGTACTTCAGTGCCGCGCTGACACTGGACCTCGATACCCTGGGGGGTTACGGTGCCGCCGGTGTTTATTATCAGCCAGCGGATGCCGGCGCCACCGCGGCGAACCATTATCCCGTTGCCGAGGCGGGAACCCTGCTGGTGACTCCCAGCGCTTACGGTTGTCAGCAGGAATACACGACATTCATTAGCGGGCGTAAGTTTGTGCGCGGCTGAACGGCCCGTGGAACGGCACCAATGGTCCGTGGGCCTACTGGGTCGAATTTTACAGTCTCAACAATCCCAACGAAATCGTCAGCTCATCGGCAAACAGCTATCGCATGGTCAGCGGTAACCACGGGACATTCTGGCGGCAGGATGGGGCGAATCTGTATCTGATGCTCACGGATCCCGGTGACCCATACGGCAACTACAATGATTTTCGCCCGTTTTATGTTGACCTTGCCACAGGCTATCCGGTCATGGGCCGGCTTTCCCTCAGTGATTACACTAATTTTGATGCACGCTACGGTAATAAAAATACGGCTGCACTTTCAGCTGGTGGAGGCTGGTGGCAGGACAGTTCAACGGGGTTGATCATGCAAATGGGGATGGTTAACCGTACGGGAACTTCAACAACGGTTGCGTTCCCTGAGGCTTTCCCTAATTTTTGCATGGGAGTCCTGGTATCACTCAATTTGTACATTAGCGACCTCAGAGACTCTGACAGCAATATCAGGGTGCTTTCTTCCACCAACACCAATTTTGTTTATGGCGCGAACGGAGACCCTGAAAAAACAGCGTTTTGGGTCGCGTTTGGTAAATAAGGATATGTATGGACGAGCACTATTTTTATAGCGAGACCACCGGGGGTTTTTACCGCCAGTCAATGAAAGCGCAGTACGAGAACAGCCCGAATGGCTGGCCTGTCGATGCTGTTGAAATCAGCGCTGACTATTATCACACACTGATGAGTGGACAGGAGAATGGTCAGGAAATTATCTCTGATGATGACGGCATG